TCGGAGAATAACACAATGGCAAGAGGCATATCAGAGTTTAAGTCAAAACTTACACAGGGTGGTGCAAGGCCGAATCTCTTTATGGTTCGCCTTAACTTCCCAAACGAAATATCTAGTGTAATAGATTTTGGACAAGTAAACTCAACTGACGCAAAAGAAAGAGCTCAATTTCTTGTAAAAACAGCACAAATTCCAGCTTCTACAATAGGATCTATAGACGTTCCTTTTAGAGGAAGGATGCTTAAGGTTGCTGGAGACAGGACATTTGAACCTTGGTCAGTCACAGTTTTAAATGATGGCGAATTTAGTATTCGTAAAGCATTTGAAACATGGTCTAGAGGTATTAATGCACTTACAGAAAACGTTTCACAACTTGGTTACGGTGATGATGGTCAAGGATATACAGCTGAATTGGAAGTATTCCAATTAAGTAGAGATGCACAAACACCTAATAAAAATCCACAGAATATGACTGCTGCTGGATCAGATGAAGGTGGTATGGATATTATTCGTGCTTATAAGTTCTATGATGCATGGCCATCTGCTTTATCTGCAATAGATCTATCATATGAATCTAATGATCAGATTGAAGAATTCACTTGCGAATTCCAATATAACTATTATGAGGTTTCTAATCCTTCCTTTGGATAATTAGCAAACTAAAGTAACTAAATAGTAAAGATTAAAGAGTAAATTTATACTATGACTCAGTTATTTGGGTTCTCTATTGCGGAGCGTAAGAAGAAAGCAAAGTTAATTTCTCCTGCCCCGCCTAATAATGATGACGGCACCTCCGTAGTAGCGGCTGGTGCCTATTTTGGTCAATACGTAGATATTGACGGAATACCTAAAAGTAATAATGACTTTGAGTTAATTAAAAAGTACAGAGAAATTGCATTACACCCAGAATGTGATAGTGCTATAGATGATATAATTAATGAATCAGTTGCTAGTGATTTAGACTTTGCGCCAGTTAATATTGAGTTATCTAATTTAGAAGCCAGTGATAAAGTAAAGAAACAGATAAGAGAAGAATTTAAATTTATTTTACGTTTATTAGATTTTGATAGAAAATCACATGATATATTCCGTCGTTGGTATATTGATGGTAGAATGTTCTATCATAAATTGATTGATTTTAATAAACCACAGGAAGGAATTAAAGAGTTAAGATATATTGATGCATTAAAAATAAAGAAAGTTAGAGAGATAGTTAAGAATAAAGATGGGGCCGCTATGGTCACCCAAGATGGGGGAATGACAAAATCATATGACTATGGTGATGTTGTAGAATATTATATGTATTTCCCTAGTGGGTATAAAACAACTCAAGCAAAAGGATTAAAAATTGCTGATGATGCAATAACTTTTGTTGCTTCTGGATTGATGGATCATAATAGAAATATGACTCTATCGTTCTTGCATAAAGCCATTAAATCAGTAAATCAACTAAGAATGATTGAAGACTCATTAGTGATTTACAGAATATCAAGAGCTCCAGAAAGAAGAATTTTCTATATTGATGTAGGTAATCTACCTAAGATGAAAGCAGAACAATATCTGCGTGAAGTAATGAATAGATATAGAAATAAACTGGTATATGATTCTGCTACTGGTGAGGTAAAGGATGACAGAAAGCATATGAGTATGCTTGAAGATTTCTGGTTACCACGTAGAGAAGGGGGTAGAGGTACTGAAATTACTACATTGCCTGGTGGACAAAACTTAGGTGAGTTAGAAGATGTTAAGTATTTCCAGAAGAAACTATATAAGTCTCTGAATATTCCACTCTCAAGACTAGAACAGGAATCATCATTCACCATTGGTAGAACCAATGAGATTACCAGAGATGAACTTAAATTTGCTAAGTTCGTTGGTCGTCTACGTAAGAAGTTCTCAGATCTATTCAATGATCTTTTAAGAACTCAATTACTCCTTAAGGGTATTCTTACTATGGATGATTGGGATGATATGAAAGAAAATATTCAGTACGATTATATTTTCGATAATCATTTCACAGAATTGAAAGATAACGAGCTTCTAACTGAGAGATTGAATTCAGTTGGAATGATCGAACCATACCTCGGTAGATATTTTTCAGTTGATTATGTCCGTAAACAAGTTCTTCACTTCACTGATGAGGAGATAGAAGAGATGGATTTACAGATTGAGAAGGAAAAAGAATTAGGAATAATACAAGATCCTATGGAAATGGATCCTTCTATGATGGGTATGGGTGGCGAAGAAGAGATGACTCCTGGCGCCATGAATGGTGGAGAAAGTGACTTAGATAGTGCTTTTTCCGCAGCAATTGCTCCTGGCGATATGGCTAAGGGTAAGATTTAATAAATATATAATATAGTGGAGTATTATTATGCCTTCGATATCTAGAGAGATTGTTGACGCTATCGTTAATAAAGACAATCACAATGCGAATGAAAAAGTGTATGACGCACTTTACGGTAAAAGTACTGAACATCTTCAGGCTCGTAAAGTACAGATTGCAAAACACTTCTTTGATCCCGAATATCAAATAGATCAGGATAAGGAAGAGAAGATTGATCACGCAGCAACAGATTCTGAATCACAACCAGAAACACCAGCTGCTGAAGTTGAAACCACAGAAGCAGAACCTACTGAACCAAAGGAAGAGTAACTATCATGAAACTTATTTCAGAAGAAATTGAATCAGTAAATTTTATTACTGAAGAGAAGGGCGGTAAAAAGTCGCACTTCATAGAAGGTGTATTTCTTCAATCTGATATTAAGAATCGAAATGGGAGAATGTATCCAATGAATACTCTCTCACGAGAAGTTGGTAGATACAATGAATCTTTTATTGCAAAGGGTAGAGCTTTAGGTGAGTTAGGTCATCCAGATGGCCCCACAGTAAATCTTGATAGGGTTTCTCACAAAATCATATCACTAAAACAAGAAGGTAAGAATTTCATCGGTAAAGCAAAAATTCTCGAAACACCTATGGGTAAAATCGCATCATCACTCTTGAGTGAGGGTGTTAAACTAGGAGTTTCCTCAAGAGGTTTAGGTTCTATCGAGAGAAGAGGAAACATAAACATCGTTAAAGATGATTTTATGCTTTCTACTGCTGCAGATATAGTTGCAGATCCTTCTGCTCCAGATGCTTTTGTGGAGGGCATCATGGAAGGTAAGGAATGGGTTATGGCTGAAGGACGTTGGCAAGAGTCATCATACGAACAGTCTAAAAAATACCTAGACAATTCTCCGCAAAGCGAACTGGACGCAAGAAAACTTGAAGTTTTTGAGTCATTTTTGCGTAACATTAAAATTTAATAAATATTATTAGAAAATAACCATTTTTTCACAAGGGGAATCCAATGTCGAATGTATCTGAAACAAATATTGAAACCGTAGAAGAGGGCAGTAATCCAGTAACTAAGAATGCTGCGCCTGGTGATCCCATGCCAAAGATTGATAATACTGTTCCAGGCCAAACTGGATCCGCAGAAGACCTTGGTGGGCCCATCACAAAACCTACACCTAACTCCGAGCCATCGGTTGGTAAGAAAGCTTCCGCAAAAGCGAAGCAAACTAAGACGGCTGTAAACGCAGGTGCTGGTGCTCCTGATCCAATGCCTACATTGGATGGATCTGCTCCAGGCCAGAAGATCGTAGGAGAGGAAACAAAAGAAGAGATTAAAATAGACGTATCTGATGACGTTAACGCTCTTCTAAAAGGAGAAGAATTCTCCGAGGAGTTCAAGTTTAAAGCAACAACTATCTTCGAAGCAGCCGTTAAGGCGAAGGTTGTTGAAGAACTTGAAAAACTAGAAAAAGTTTACGAAGAAAAACTTCAGGCAAAACTTGCCGAAGTTACAGAATCAATGGAAACACGTGTAGATTCTCATCTTGAATACACTGCTGAACAGTGGATCAAGGAAAATCAACTCGCCGTTGACAATGGTCTACGTAATGAATTGACAGAAGAGTTCATCACAGGGTTGAAGAATCTCTTTGAAGAACATTATGTCGATATCCCAGAAGATAAGTATGATGTTCTCAGCGATATGTCTGAGAAATTAGATGATATGGAGAAAAAACTTAACGAGCAAATCGAAACTAATGTTGAGCTCAATAAGGCAATCGGAACCTATACTAAAAATGGAATAATTGCAGAAATTTCCGAAGGTCTTGCTCAAACACAAAAAGAAAAGCTTGCTTCTTTAGCAGAAGGTGTTGAGTTTGTTAGTGAAGAGTCTTATCGGGAAAAGGTCGTAACGATCAAGGAAAATTATTTCCCATCAACAAAAGCATCTTCATCTGAGGATCTTGTTGAAAAACAGCAAGTAATTGCTGAAGATCTAGAAGGCCCAATGGCATCTTATGCTGCTGCGCTTTCAAAGTACTCTAACTAACAAATAATAAAGAGGTAAAATTCTCAATGTATAACGCAGAAAAACTTCAAGAAAAGTGGGCTCCCGTACTGGAGCACGATGGTCTTGAGAATATTAAAGATAATCATCGTAGAGCTGTAACTGCTGTACTTCTTGAAAACCAAGAAAGGTTTATGCAAGAAGAGCGTGGTATTCTTACAGAACAACCAACTAACTCCGCTGGAACTGGTGGATTTGGTGGTTCAGCTGCTCTACCTAACCAAGGTTTCGACCCTGTACTAATCAGCTTGATTCGCCGTTCTATGCCTAAGTTGATGGCATATGACATTTGCGGTGTTCAACCAATGTCTGGCCCTACAGGTCTAATCTTCGCAATGCGCTCACATCGTGGTACAGACCGTGATGGTAACGGTGCTAACCCTAACGTATTCACCAACGAATCATTCTATGATGAGGTTCCAACAGGATTCTCTGCTGATGACGGTGCTTATAGTGCTGCAACTGGTGAAGCTGCAACAAACCCTTCAGTTCTGAATGACGCATCACCTGGCAACTATGCTGCTGTTGGTGGTATGAACACAGCAACTCAGGAAGCTCTCGGATCATCCGCTGGAACAGCTTTCCGTGAGATGTCATTCTCCATCGAGAAAGTCGCTGTTGAAGCAAAAGGTCGTGCGCTAAAAGCCGAGTACAGTTTAGAACTTGCTCAGGACTTGAAAGCAATCCACGGTCTAGATGCAGAAGCAGAACTTGCAAACATTTTGTCTGCTGAAGTTCTTGCTGAAATCAACCGTGAAGTTGTTCGTACAATCTACGTAACTGCTAAGCCTGGTGCTCAGAATAACGTTGCAACTGGTGGACAGTTCGACTTAGACGTTGACTCCAACGGACGCTGGATGGCTGAGAAATTCAAAGGTCTTATCTATCAGATAGAAAGAGATGCTAATGCGATTGGTCAAGAGACTCGTCGTGGAAAGGGTAACTTCATCGTCTGCTCTGCTGACGTTGCAAGTGCTCTAGGAATGGCAGGTGTACTTGATTACGCTCCTGCTCTTGGTGGAAACAACTCTCTAACAGGTGTTGATGACACTGAATCAACATTAGTTGGTACACTAAACGGACGTATTAAGGTCTATGTTGACCCATACTCTGCAAACGTTGCTGACAATCACTTCTACGTAATGGGATACAAAGGAACATCTGCTTATGATGCAGGTATCTTCTACTGCCCTTACGTTCCTCTCCAAATGGTCAGATCCATTGGTCAGGATACATTCCAACCTAAGATTGGCTTCAAGACTCGTTATGGTATGGTTGCCAATCCATTCTCACGTGGTACAACTCAAGGTGCTGGTGCTCTTACCGCTAACACTAACGTTTACTACCGTCGTGTTCAGGTTAAGAACCTTATGTAATTCATATTACATATTCCTCAAAGAGACCCTACGGGGTCTCTTTTTTTATGAAGAAAATATTAAAGGGTTAAATAGTTTTACTAGACCTAAATATTTCTGACTCTACCTTTATGTGCAAGGGTAGTAAGTACGCAAATGGACTGGGAACTAGAAAATGAAAACTATAAACTGCAAGATATGATTATCATATACGAAACAGAAATAGAAGAACTCAAAAAAGAAAAAAAGGAACTCAAAAAAGAAGTTCTGTTTTTAAGAGCACAACTAGAGTATAAATCTCTAGGAAATCATGAAACTTTAAATGATGAAAATTAACTATGACTACACAATTTTCTAAAGAAATAAAAGAGGGAACTAAAAAGTCTCACTCTGCAGCAGAGAATACTAAATTTGTTGCTTCATTTCTTAAAGGGGTGTTAGACCCAGAAGAGTATCGTAAATTGATTACTAACTTTTGGTATGTCTATGAAACAATGGAAGAGAGGCTTCAAGAAACCAATGATCCATTTGTTAATGAAATAAAGAAATGGAATGTATTATTATTCCGTACCGCTTTTATACAAAGAGATCTTAGATATTATTATGGGCCAATGTGGAGAGAGAAACAGATACCTACAGAAGCATGTAATAAGTATTGTTACAGAATTAATGAAGTTTTCAATGATAATCCATATCTATTAATTGCACATCACTATACAAGATATATTGGTGATCTATCAGGTGGTCAAATCCTTAAAGGTATTGCTAAGAAAGCATTAAATCCACGGGAAGGTGAGGGTTTACACTTTTATGATTTCCCTCGTATAGAGGATGCTAAAGCATTTAAAACAGAATATAGATCAACACTAGATAATTTAAAGTTATCAAGAGAACAAAAAGACGCATTAATAGAAGAGGCAAATTATGCTTTTAAATTAAACATGGATATGTTTAATGAGATGAAAGGAAGTGCAACAAAATCATTATTGGTTCTATTAAGAAATACACTGTTTCCTTTTATGAATAAATAATATTAGCACTTGGAGGATATCATGCACGGAAATTTGGAACCAGAAGAAAGTGTCTGGAAAACTTATACTGTCCATCCTGAAATGGCTGATGTAGATCTTGATAAAGAAGAATTATTATCTTTTAATTTTGAAACAAAGAAAGATGTAGATGTAGTCTTTACAGTCGATCCATCTTTTCAAGAAAAGGTTAATGGATATTTTTATGATGAAGAAGATGATGATGACGATGGAGACATCGTAGTGAGGGTATAAATAATCAAAAAAGGTTATGGCGTATTTTGCAAATACTGATAACGCTCCGTCTAAATTTTTATCTGGTGTTGGTTTTCAACTTAGTTTAAATAAACTGCCAGGCGTATCGTATTATTGTCAATCAGTTACTGTTCCATCGTTGAATCTTGCTGTTGCAGAACAACCAACGATGTATAGGCGTTTGCCCGAACCAGGCGATGAGGTAAATTATGATGATCTTTCAATCCGATTCTTAGTTGATGAGGATATGAAAAATTATATATCAATTCATAATTGGTTGAGGTATTTGGGATATCCAGAATCAAAGAAGGACTGGACAACCTTTGCTGATGGTGAAACATATGAAGAAAAACAATATAGTGATGGATCATTATTCATATTAAATTCTAATTTTCAAAAGAAATTTGAGATATATTTTAAAGATCTTTTTCCAGTAAGTTTAGGTGGACTTAATCTGGATGCAACTTATACTGACACAGAATACTTTGCAATAGACGCCACATTTAAATATTCAATGTTTGATATTAAGGAGGTAGGAGAGACAACTTTTTTTAGACAGTCCTCGCTAATAGCACCAACTGTTACGCTAACTAGCGGGGTATCAACTGTAGATGGTGTTAGTACACTGTCTTTAAATTATACATCTACTAATGCAGTTTCTTTAGTTATTAATCAAGGAATTGGATCAGTAGCTATTCAGGGTACTGGTGTTACAAAACCAGTTTCTGAGATATCTCATTTATCATATAATGGTGTTATATCATATACTATTACAGCAACATCTTCTGATGGTTTAGTTGCAACAGCAACTACTACAGCAACTTTACCAACACAACAAACAAGTACTAATAGAACTTGTATTGCAGTTATTGACGAATCATCATCTCAAACTACTAATGGTATGGAAGTTAAGTGGAATAACTTTAGAACATCTTGGCCAGATAGAGTATTTTATTTGTTATCTGCAACTGGAGAAACTAATTCTGGAAATACAATTAATACTCTTTGTGTTCCACCAAGTTTCTTAGAAGAAGCAGATCCTGCTAAAGTGGAGAGTAGTTAATGGCAGAACATAATACATCACTCCCAGTGGGAGCAGCACAATCATTTGGTCAAGCATGGGCACCATGTACTGGTGACATAGGAACTAATATGGGTAATTGGAGTTATGGTGGTGGCTGTGCATATCCAGCACCATATAGAAGTTTCCAACAGAATTTAATAAATGGTAATAATTATCTTGGGCCTTATTGTAGAAGATTAGATGGAGTTGCTGGAAGACTTAAGGTGAGTCTTCAAGCAGCTTTCGGAGAAATAGGATTTGCACAACAATGTTGGTATGATTATCCAAGAGGTGCAAATGATAAAGTTAATGGTGTTCTTGCTGATACTAATAAAGTATGGTGGGATACAAAGGTTAGTAGAAAATATTGGGTTCGAGTTTATAATTTAAATGATGATAACGCACCATTAATATGGGTTCAAGTAGCTATTAGTGCTGGAACTAGTTCTTACCCTGTACTAAGTATGCATGATGAAAGTAATGGCCCTTTACAAGGTGAGTGTATAAAATTAATACGTGCAGGTCATAATCTTTATGGCGGTCAAGTTAATCCTGCTCAACTTTATACTGGAATTTCTGGTAATTGTGGAATAAAAGCTGATAGTCTTTCAGAATTAGCAATTCCATATTCAGCTGCTAATGGAGCATGGCTTCCAAATCTTTCATTTTTAGATAATGGATCTATGGGAGGTTTTGGATATCATCTTGCGCCAGGATCAGAAATGCAAAATTTATGTGGTGCAATATATAATAGTTTAAGTGGATCAGATCAATCTTTAGTAGGTAGTTCTATGAGTGATGCAAATAGAGCTTCAACATTTGCTACAGCTCTTGCTGATCATTTAACAAATGTTCAAAATTACTTAGCTGCATTAAGAGGTAGTATCTATAATAATATGTCTGGAATGACTTCTAATGAAATAGCTCAAAGACTTATTGATTTATTATTCATGCTTCCAGCAGCTCCTATGGCAGCTAATCTTATGATGGAAGCTTGGTATGCTCCTAACGTAAGAAAATATGGAGGTAATCCAAATAATTTACCAGATGGTACATCGGGAAATCCATATATAATGCGACCTCAAGATCATGTACAACAAAGATGGGCTGGTCATATGAGAACAGTTTCTAATTCTAATGGAGCTCCTAGTACTGTTGATCAATATAAACCTGGCACTTCAGACAAAATTAATAGTGGTGCTGGTAAGTTTGGTGATGCTAGAGATTATATCCACTCTTCTACACCAACGGATAGTGCAAATGGTTATGATTGGGCTTGGCATTTAACTCTTTTAAATAGAGGTAATTGGGATGATATACCATATGTAGATCCAAATACTAATGAATTTGTTTTTCATGAGTATTATGGATTCGGTAGAGGTGAATCTGTTGCATCAGCTGATCCTTTTATAAATTGGGTTGAATCTAAAACTGATACACAAACTGCAAATGCAATTGGAGCTTTAACGGATATGTCTCCAGCAACGGGCATTTTTATTATGTTTGGTATTGCTGGTGTTTTAGAAGATACAGCAAAGATGATTAAGAGAAAGAAAGGGCAAACTATCGGAGGTATTTCAAATTTAGATGGCTATGATACAACAACTTTTCAAATTAGAATATCTGCAAAAAATATGAAGGCAGGAAATCCAGCACTATATAATTATTTGGTAAACACAGGATTACCTGATCCTAATGATAGTAATACCATTAAGAAATTTACGGCAGTACCATGAGTTTAATAACTTCTACTAATAAACACGCCTTTAAAGAATGGCTGAGAGAATATAAGAAAATGTTTGGTGCAGATCCAATCATTAAAGATTATATGGGTTTAGTCAGTAAGTTTCTTACATCTTCACAAACTGGAGTAACTTCAGATCCAGCTAAAGCTGTTAATATAGTTTTATGGGAAACTTTTGATGAGACTTTAGATTTAACAGGTAATCTTATACTAGGTGAGTATTATTATTTTCCAGCTCTACCAAATGATCAGGTTAAAATAAAAAATGGATCCACAATAGTAACACTTGATTTTGATAATGATGGTAAGATTAGAAATAAAAATTTAGGTGATTATGTTGATATTGGAGATGTACGATTAACTCTTAGAGGTATTGGTGGTACTTTAGGACAAGCTGGACAAGGTGTAACGTATGCAATATCTCCTAGTGCAACTACTGTTAATGAAGGTGTTACTATAACATTTACTATTACTACAACTAATATAGCAAATGGAACTACTGTTTATTGGGATACGACTGGTGGTGTAAATGCAGCTGATTTTACAGATAATGCAGTTTCGGGAAATATTAATGTAAATAATAATACTGCAACATTTACAAGAACATTAAAGAATGATCTAAGTTTAAATCAAACTGAAGGTACTGAAACTTTTCAAATTAGAGTAAGTGATGGAACTGATATTGTAGCAACTAGTCCAACTATAACAGTAAATGATACTTCTTATGCTGGTTATACTCTTACTACATCATCAACAACACCAGCTGAAAACAGTACAGTAACGATAACTCTTACTACTGTAGGTGTTCCAAATGGTAGTACTGTATACATGAGAGCTATAAAAAATGATGGAAGTGAAGATTATTTTGATAATGCTGATATAGGGGATCGTTATCAACAAGTAAGTGTTCAAAATAATTCAGCTACTTGGAATATTCCTATAACTCAAGATCTTATAGTTGATACTGGAGAACAGTTTAAGGTTATTGCTAAAACTGGTGGATGGTGGAATCCTAATCCAACGGTTGCAACTAGTCCAGTAATGACTATTCAAGATACGCCATTTTCAATTACTGTAACTCCTAGTACAACATCAGCAAATGAAGGTGATACAGTAAACTTTACTGTTAACACAACAAATATTCCCAATGGAACACAACTTTGGTGGTATGTGGTAGGAAATCATTATACTGATTATAATGATATGTATCATAATTTTACTATTAATAATAATACAGCAACATTTAGTATAACAATGCTGCAAGACTTTGTTACTGATCCTGGCGAATCTTTTGTTGTTAGAATACAATCTTCTTCTAGTAGTTATGCTACAGTATATGCAACTAGTTCAACAATTAGTATTGGTGAAGTTAGTTGGACATTTAATATAACTCCCTCAGCGACAACATTAGTTGAATCTACTGGAGGCCCTTCAGGAACAGCTAGTACGTCTACTCTTACACTTGCTGTTACTACATCTGGTGTTCCTGATGGCACACAGATGAGAGTTTGGCCAACTAGGGTTAGCCCTAGTGGTAATGATCCATCTCCATCTGATTTTTCAGCAGCTCCTTGGGATACTGGATCTTATCCTTGGGATTTTACAATTAATAATAATGCAGCTAATTTACCTCTTATAGTAAAACATGATGCTTCTAAGAATGAAGGAACTGAAATATGGAATTTTAGATTTGCACCTTACAATTCACAAAATACTACAGCAGGAACTAGTCCTAATATTACTATTACAGATACATCATTTATTGGTTCACGAAATGCTAATAAAACATTTGGCCCTATAAGAGTTAATAGAGATAATGGAAATGCAGCAGATGTATCAGATTGGTATACTATATGTGGCCTAGATAAATTACCAAACAACTCTAAAGTAGCAATCTTTATTGACAAATCAGGAAGTATGACACAAGCTACTATCCAAGCATCCTATGATTTATTAATGTCAAAATTACAAGCCAGAAACATGGATGTTATTACTAAAACTGATTGGAGTGAAGATTGGATTACACCCTTTATAGGAATTATTGATGATTAAATTTTATGATTACACTTGATGATGTTCAACATGAATGGACTATTGATTCTAAAATTGACCCTGAGTTACTAGATGAAGAGTCTATAAAAATACCACAATTACATAGCAAATATCTTAAGTATCTTTCTGATGTAAAACTACTTAAG